CCGATGGCAATGCAACCAGACGTCAAATCCACCAAGCCTCTTACGGCTACTGGTGTGTTCAAGACTCAGTCCGATGCTAACATGGCGTTCCGTACGCGTATCAAGGGTATTTATTACACCAATGGTGCGACCGCTGGTTCGGTGGTTATAACGGACGGGCAGGGTGGTAACACGCTGCTGACGTTGAACACGCCTGCTGCTGCAAATGCAGACGCGGTGTATGTCCTAGTCCCTGACCAAGGCATACTTGCAGAGAACGGTTTGTATGGTACAGTGACCAACACTGCCTCTATTACCATTTTCTACGGGTGATATATGCAACAGGAACAGAGCTACGACTTAGCCGGTAAGAGCGTCTTCATCGCTCTTCCAGCGTACGACTTCAAGGTATCCTTGAAGCTAGCTGTTTCTCTTGCACGTTTTGCTCAGCAGGCTGCGCAGCACGGAATTGAACTTCACATCGGCAGCATATGCGGGTGTTCGGTTGTTTCTCGTGCGCGCAACCTGCTGGCGCAAGACCTGCTTGAGTCAAAGTGCGACTACCTAATGTTTATCGACTCGGACATTAATTTCGAGCCGCAAGATGTGTTCCGCCTTATGGCGTGGGGCACCGACCCTAAGAAGGGCATTGTAGCTGCCGTGCCCCGTACGCGCAGCGAAACCAAAAACTATATTGCTACTCTCGACCACGACGAGAATAACCAGCTCACTATGAACAATATGGGTCTGGTCCGTGCTAAGCGTGTAGCTACAGCATTTATGCTGGTACGCCGCGAAGTGTTTGAGCAGATGTCTGCAGCCCACCCAGAGTGGAGCTACTACGACACGCGGTCTGACCGCATGCTAAACGCTATGTTTGATTTCCTTGTTACCGACGAAGGCTACATCGGAGAAGATTTTCTCTTCTGCGACCGTGCACGGGAACTTGGTTTTGAAGTGTGGGTAGACCCCACAATCACATTGGGCCACATGGGCGTACAGGAATATGTCGGTAACTACGGTGATGACATTCTTTATCCAATGATTGTCCCCACACAGAAGGAAGCAGCATAATGGGTATTAAGATAGGCGATGTGTCGATGCTTGGCGGTGCGATAACCGGCAAGGGTCTATTTGGTAAAGGGTTAGGCGCAGCCAACAAAGTGCTCGGCCCAACGGCTGGCATATTCCCACGTATGGCAGCGGCGGCACAGAAGAAAGACGCTCGACGTGCAGCAGCAGTTGCAGCCATGCAGAAAGCCGACTTCGACGCTAAACGGGACGCAGCAGCAGGCATTCGTCGTCGCCCAATGGTAGAAGATATTATGGTAACTGAAGAAGCTACCGCAGGTGCGCCGATGATGATGCGCAAAGGCGGTAAGGTCAAGAAAATGGCTAAGGGCGGCTCAACTGCCTCGAAGCGTGCTGATGGCTGCGCTACCAAGGGCAAGACTAAGGGAAGGTTTGTATAATGACTAAGAAATCAGATAACCCAAATGCTACTTATTTAAAACCGATGCCCCCAAAAAAGGGGTACCGTCGTGGTTTTGAGCCGCGTCCCGGTGAGAGCGAGTCCCAGCGTTTGAAGCGCGAGACGGCAGAGCTTTTGCGGCGTATAGAAAATAAGAAGCGTTACGGCTTGGATTATAGCAACTATGGCGACAAAGACATATACGCTGCTGGCGGCGCTATCGACAAGCCAAAGCTTAAGCCAAAGCCTAAGCCCATGCCTATGCCGCTAATAAAAAGTCCGACCAAGACCCCACCCAAGGGCGGAATAATAGAGAAGAAGTTTGCTAAGGGCGGTTCTGCCTCGAAGCGTGCTGATGGCTGCGCTACCAAGGGCAAGACGAAAGGGAAGATGGTCTAATGGCTAAGACACCCGCATGGCAACGCAAAGAAGGCAAAGCGAAGTCTGGCGGGCTGAACGCCAAGGGTCGTGCGTCTTATAACAAAGCCAACCCGGGTAAGCCCGGTCTCAAGGCACCGCAGCCCGAAGGCGGTCCGCGTAAGAAGTCATTCTGTGCGCGCATGACGGGTATGAAGAAAAAGCTCACAAGCAAGAAGACGGCAAATGACCCTAATAGCCGCATCAATAAGTCCCTCCGGGCTTGGAAGTGCTGACATGGAAATGATGCTATGGAACATTATACTGAGCGCAGTGGTGGCGGTTATGGGCTTTTTGTTTAAGGGCAAGATTGATGAGTTGGACCGTCTCGGCATCCTACTCAACAAAACTCGTGAAGAAGTCGCACGCGACCATGTCACTCGCGCTGAGATGAACACTTTGGTCGATAGGTTAGGGGACCGGTTTGACCGGGCCTTTGAACGGCTTGAAGCCAAAGTTGATGAAATGAGAAAGGTATAGTTATGGCACGTAAAATGAAAAAGTTCTCTGCCGGTGGCGCTCAAGGTCGTTACGACCGCCGCATGGCGGACATCGAGAAAGATTTCGCAAAAGACTCAAAGGGCAAAAGCGGTAAGGCTCTTGAAGTGCTTGAAGCTAAGCGTGCCCAGCGCACCGCTGATGCCAAGGACGACCTTGCCAAGCGCACAGGCGCTGACCGCACTGCTACACGTGCCGCAGAGCGTCTCGCAGAAAGAAACTTGACGAAGACCCGCAAGTACGGCGCTCCACAGATGGTGAGCAAGTTCGAACCGGTTGCTTCCGAGAAAATCACAGAGACCTTATCTTTACCTAAGCCGGGTCTTGCTACTTCAACTAAGAAGGCAACCCCCACTGCGGCTAAGACGCCGGTTAGGGTGGATAGGGCACCTACTGTGTCAAAGCGTACGGGCGACCAAGGTTTTGCGAGTAAATCTAAGACCACTGGTGGACGCCCTGCTATGGCTGCTATCCGCGAGGACGCGGCTGCGCATATGAAGGGGAAATCCGGCGATACCAAGACAGACACAAAAACTAGCAAACCCAAAGTATCGGCAGCGTTACTGGCACCAAAGGGTTCTACATCACGTAGTGGCTCTCTATTTGGTACCATATTCAAAACATCCGATGCTTTTAAAAAGTCGCAGGAAGCTAAATACGGCAAAGCCAAAGGAGGTAAAATTATGAAATACGCTAAGGGTGGTTCAACATCTTCAAAACCTCCGCAGCCTTCTGCCGCTGACCGCGCTCGCAGTAAAAAGCACTTGGCTGAACTCAAGAAACTCAAGGTTACGCCAGAAAACGCTGCGGCTATCGGTCGTGGAAATCGTTCTACAGGTATGGCGAAAGGCGGAAAAATGGCACCTAAGTTCGGTGCTGCGATGAAGAAGAAATCGGCTGATACTAAGGGTCGTGCAATGATGAAGAAGGCCGGTGGTGGCAAGTGCTACGCTTCGGGCGGTCTCGTTGCTGGTCACAAGTCGGCTGACGGTATTGCCAAGAAGGGCAAGACCAAGGGCAAGATGCCAACGATGGCTCGTGGCGGTGCGGCCATGATGCGCAGCCGTGACAGCTACGGCGGTGCTAACTTCAAAAAAGGCGGTAAGTGCTAATGCGAGCTTGTCGGGGTATGGGGGCTATAAACCCTTCAAAAATGCCGGGGGCGAAGACAATTCGTCGGAAGGATAACCCCGACGACGTCACTATGTACGCCAAAGGCGGCAAGCTCGACATTTCGAAGGCCATTAAGAAACCGGGTGCGCTGCGCTCGGCTCTTGGTGCCAAGAAGGGTAAGCCAATCCCAGCCGCTAAACTTGCTAAGGCCGCTAAGGCTCCGGGCAAACTAGGTCAGCGTGCACGGTTTGCGCAGTTGCTGAAAGGCTTTAAGAAGAAGTAATGGCCCGGTCGGACGAACCTAAGTGGAAGCGCATCGTTGCCAGCGTAAAGGCTGGCACGAAGGGCGGAAACGCGGGTCAATGGTCCGCACGTAAGGCTCAGCTTGCTACGCAACGGTATAAGAAATCCGGTGGTGGCTACAGCGGCCCGAAGACTGAAGCGCAGAAATCTCTGTCCAAATGGACTAAGGAAGACTGGGGCACTAAGTCCGGCAAGCCGTCTACTCAAGGGCCAAAAGCCACAGGCGAGCGCTACTTGCCTAAGAAAGCACGTGAGGCTTTGAGTTCGAAGGAATACTCTGCTACAAGCAAGGCGAAGCGCGAAGGCACTAAGGCGGGCAAGCAGTTCGTTAAGCAGCCGAAGGCCATAGCAAAGAAGGCAGCGAAATACCGATGACCACTTCCGGCACCAGCACATTTAACCTTAACCTCAACGACCTAGTCGAAGAGGCTTTTGAGCGTTGCGGTGCAGAACTCCGCACGGGCTATGACTTACGCACTGCGCGGCGCAGCCTGAACTTGCTCACCATCGAGTGGGCAAACCGTGGCATTAACCTGTGGACCATCGAGCAGGGTTCGATACCCATGGTGCAGGGGCAGATTGTTTACGATTTACCCGTCGATACCATCGACTTGCTTGAGCATGTCATACGCACCCAGACTGGGCAGCAGCAGACTGATATCACCATTAACCGTATCAGTATCGACACATATTCGACAATCCCGAACAAGAACGCGCAGGGTCGGCCTATCCAAGTGTGGATTAATCGTCAGTCAGGTGCAGACTATCCGGCTACTGGTGTTAAAGAACCACAGATTAATGTGTGGCCAGCCCCAGACCAGAGCAATTACTATACCTTTGTCTACTGGCGCTTGCGCCGCTTACAGGATGCTGGCGATGGCGTTACTACGCAAGATATACCGTTTAGGTTCCTCCCTTGTATGGTGGCTGGTCTCGCGTATCACTTATCCTTGAAGATACCCGGCGCACTTGAGCGCTCTGTGGGTCTGAAAGCGCAGTACGAAGAACTTTGGCAGCAGGCTGCTGATGAGGACCGCGAGAAAGCGCCATTGCGTATCGCACCTCGTCAGTATTTCCGGTGATTTGTGCCTAATC